CCATTTGTTCTTTATAATTTTTAAGCATTGGGTTATTAAGATCGTTTTCTTGATCTCTAATTTTACTTTTATCAGCGATGTCTTGCATATTAAAAGCATCTGATTGATCTTTAACAAACTGAGCTTTATCAGCAGCAATCTTGCCAATCGTGTCTTCTTTAGCTTGTTTATTAAGACCTTGAAAATAAGCATCTGAATCACCAACTCTTGATCTACCAGCAGCTTGTCCAAATGCCTCAGCTAAGTTTGATAAAGCATTGCCAGTATTAATTCTAGATTTAGATTCTTCATAATCAGCTTGAGCTTGTTTCTCGTAGTTCTCTCCGTACTTATCTTTAAGATATCTTTGTAACATATCGTCCATTATTTACCTCCTGCATAAGCTTTTGCACCTGCTTGACCAACACCAGCTAAGAAACCAAGATTTCTATCTGATTCGTTAGAATAACTATTAGCGAGATCTTTACTAGCACCAGTGATTAATCCACGTTTTTTCATTTCATTATCGTATTGTTGCTGAGCTAAATTTAAATTGTATTGTTGAGCATTATTCTTCTGACCAACATTTTTATCTGCTACACCTTGTTGATTTCCAACATTGTATTGTTGAGCTGTATTTTTAGCTCCGACATTTCTAGATTGGACATCTTGTCTGTTTGAAGCGTTAAACTTATTAATCATGTCAGTTGCTTGAGCTTGTTGAGCTTTTTGACCAAAGTCTTGAGCTTGCATTTGACCACCGAGTTGACCACCTTGCATGATAGCTGATAAAGCTCGTTGTTCTGCTTGAGCTTTAGCATCCATTCCCATTTGCGCTTGTCTGTTAGCTGCTTGTTGAGCGTTGATGTTCTTAGCGACCATCTCAGACATGCCGCCAGACATTCCACGAGAAGCCATGTTTTGCTGAATTGCTCCTTGCTGACCTTGGAGGTTAGTGTTTACATCTGCTTCAAGCCTTGCCTGGTCTGCTAAGAATTGAGCGTCTCGACCACCAGCATCGCCGATAGAAGTTAATTTATTAAGAGCGTTCATTTGAGCTGCTCTTAATGCTGGATCGGTAGCTATACCCTCCATTTGGCTAGGCCCTAAGCTTTCAGCAGTTTCAAGTTCAGGGTTAATTGAAGCTACAACTTGATATAATTCAGGGTAGTACTCTTTTAAAATAGGTAGTGGAATATTCTGAGCTTGTCTTAAAGCATCTTTACTAACTTCTTGAGCTTTCCCGTATCCACCTCCAGAAACCGTATCTAAAATATCACCTAATAATCCTGCCATATTAACCCCTCTTTACTTTTCTATCGATATTATATTGATTATAGAAATTATCTAAAATAGCTTGCAGCTCTGGAGATAATCTTCCACCATTTTGTGCTTTAACGCTTTCAAGCTCGTTAATTGTTTGTCCACCTGCATACCTAGCTTTACCTGAACCAACTTTTATATCGACACCTGGTGTTCTATATGTATCTTTCGCAGTGTTAAGCTCATTTTGTTTCGATCCAACATCTTTATCAAATCTAGCTTTATCGAATGAAATAGGAGTCACAGCTTTTCCGTTAGCATCTATTTGATTCATGCTTTCATCTTCAAACAAACTTGCTAACGCTGCATACTTAGCGCGTTCATCAGCATTAGCCGCTTGATTTAAGCCGACCTGAGTAGCATCAGTGCCAAGATAGTTACCAAGATTAAGATCAAATAGATTTTGTCCCTCATTTAAGCCCAATTGAGCAAGTAAATCAGCCGCAACCGTTTCGTCTGTTAAATCACCTTGCGCTCTACTAATTAATGCTTGGTTATATGCATTTTGTTCAGCAGCTCTTTGTTGAATTGGGTTAATTAAATTTTCTCTTGCCGCTTTTTCAGCCGCCGAGATATTTTCTTTGTTCTTTAATGCTTGTTCTTTAGCAGTATTAATCGAAGTACCAACATTAGTCTGAGCATCGTTAAATAATTGATCTAAATTACTATATTTTGCACTAGCACCTTGAAGTGCTGCTTTAGATCCTGCTGATCCTTGAAGTAGAACTTGATCTAGTTTATTCTGTCCTGCTGAGTAGTTAGGTCTAGCATATGTGTCCTTAAGTAATTGTTGTTGACCTGTTTCACTTGCTGCATTTTTTGCTAGTGTTGCAGCTTCCATCGCTTTTTTCTGAGTATCGGCATATCCTTCAGCTTGATCTATTGATTGAGGTCCAGAATAACCACCAGTTTGTCTTTGAGTTCTGTAATCTTGCTTCTCTTGATCATTGAGGCTTGTCACTCTGCCAAGAGCTGCATTTGGATCATACTCGGCAACTTTAGGAGCTTTTGCGCCAAAGCCTTCAACCGCTGTCTTAGCCTCAGATCCTTTGTTTTCAATGTTACTCGAAATTTGAGTTCCCATTGTATCGGCTTGATCTTTATTAGCGTCTAGATAGCTTTGAATGTTAGCGTATTGACCAGATGACTTTTTATCCTTAGGAGCAGATGACTCTTGACCTGGAACTCCAGTTGAAAAACTGGTAGATGCGCCAGAAATACTAGTTGCATTTCCTTCTTCTTGTTTCTTTTTTAACTCTTGATCAAGAGCGCTGATAGGTGCAAACGGCATTTTTTTCTCCTTTATCCATATAAAATCAATACTCTGATAGTGTAATTTACATCGGTCGTTAGTCCAGAAATTACTGAAATACTTACCTCTTGCTCGGCGTAGGACCAGACGACCAAAGGAGTCTCAGTAGAATAAACTCCGGTTGTGTTATTAAATAAATAGATAGAAACTAATCCCTTTGGTATTGCTGAAAACTTAGTTCTAAACTTGTATGGGAAATTGTTAGTAGAGTTTTTAAATTTAATTTCTCTTATTTCTTGATATAAATTGTCTTCAATGGTTAACGAATTATTGAACGATCTTACAACATCTCCAATAAAAGAATTCAAAGGTGAAAATAAATTACCCAGCCAGCTTCTTTGTTCTGGGAAATCTTCTAATGAAAAACGCTGAGGGTTAAGTTTAGGCATTATGTCCTACTTGATCTTTCTGAGACATAATCGAACTGTAATGATATCCCATTTAATGACCATTTAGAGTAAGCGTCTGCCATTTCTAATTTAAACGATAAAAGAGATCCTCTAGACTTTTCTCTAGGGATAAATATTCGAGTAGGCTTTGGCCTTATGATACCACCCCAAGGAGCTTCACCCCAAAGGAATGATCCCCAAGAGGCTCCACCAAAGTTTCCATTAATCGTAGTTAAAGAATAACCTCCGCTAAGATCTGTATAAAAGCTTGCAGTTCCAGTGATGAAATTCTTTTCTCTAAATAAAATTGCCATCTCTTGATAGTGCTTCATAACGCCAGGGTTATCACAGTGAATAGAAGCGTATTCTATTTCGCAGTTTATAGACTTAAATACGCTGATTGCTCCAACTGACCATGAGATCGAGTTAGATACCGTAACGGTATTTGAAGCTGGAGTTACTGCTGTCACAACCGCATACTTTGTAGATGATTCAAAAAGCAAATATCCTGTATCAATACCTGCTGTAGTATTAAGTACAACATCATTGCCACTAGATGAAACAACGCTGAATCCGTCAACCTCTTCGTCGATAAAGTCAGTGTAATCTAGGTTTTTTCTCTCTTGAAGGATGTGCTTATCGGTAGGGTTGCAAATGTATAGCTTATCATCAACTTCGTTAACAAAAGCGTGATCGATATCTTTATTCCAAGTGGTCCAAGCCTGAGTAAACGTGTTGTAAACAAAAGCTTGAGTACAATACAAGTCACCAGCGTTAGTAATTACTGGAAGGATGTACTTTCTATCGGTGTCGTATGAAATACCGAAAGACTTATACTTAAGGCTGTCATAATTTAAGGAAATTAAGTCTTGAAGTAAATTCTCAATCGGTCTTGAGATAACCTGAACACCAATGTCAGAAATCGAGCATATACCTTGATCTGTTAAAGCGAAAATCTGATTGTTTACTACTGCTGCGCTGTCTGGTGCGATGATCTTTGTCGATGTATCAAGAGGGTCAACTGACCAAGATCCATTGTTTCCAGTTAATCTAAATACGCCATCTGCCTTTAAGATAAACAGAGAGTCTCTTAAGGCTACTATTCGTCTAATCGGGTAGTTTTTAGATCCGACAAGCTCAAGGTGAGCAGTTGGAACGTGTTCATTTTGTTGGATCTTTGACCACATCAAGCCATTTTGATAACTCTCATTGCTTGAGTTCCCAGTGCCTATATCCCAGGCAACCGCACGAGATACTGCTACTGAGAAAGACGAGCCGCTTAGAGTTCTAGCCTCTAACGTGATCTGTCCTGGTAGATCTTGAAAACCGCTAGTATAATAGGCATATATTGTAGTATTTGAGGCGTACTGGTTAATAACTTTAACTAAAGATCTAGCTGTATCATCAATATTCTGAGCAGCAGAGCCGCCAGTTGATAATTTAAACTCTCGAGAAGCGATAGTTTCCGCTGCTTTAGCCGTATAAACAACCGAGTTGATTGTTATTGTATCATTAAGTGCCAAACCAGAACCACCAGCTGATAAAAGCTTGATTGAGATCTTATGCTTGGTTGAAACATTACCAAAGAACATGAAGTTTTTAAAAAGAGCTATGTCTTGGCATAAAGGAGGAGCATCGTTTGATTTTTGAATACCCTCTTGAGAAGCATTTGAATAAAGAGAAGCGCCCATTAAACTAACGGGAGTTGAGTCAGTAAAAGTAACTGATTTTGCGGTTATCTCGCCCGCTGTAGGGTTTTTCTCGTACACTAGCTGTAATTCATCGTTTGGCTCATCCGTGCTGCTAGCAGACTCTTTAGAGCGATATACTTGAAAGAAATCTGATGTCGTAATGCCGACAGGTATAGTAATTGTTAAAGAAACGTCACGAGTTCCACCAGATGAGTTTGCAACTATAATACGCTGAGATGGAGCGCCTAAGTATAGATTGCTGTTTGCATCTCGTGATCCCCAAAGAACCCTATAGGCTACTTGAGTATTATTTGTCATAAATCCAGATGCGCCAGTCGTAGCACCAGAACCATCTAGACCCTTTGGCATACCTGTTTGATAGACTGGACCAGAGTAAACATCTAGAACCTTAACGCCTTCGCTTGTTGTAAAGTATAGATTTCCACTAGATTGAACAAAGCGCATTCGAGCTAAGTTTGCATCTGGATGAGAATATGTGCCAGAAAGAGCGGTCCAACCAACCCCATCAACGTAATAGTTGAGCGTGTTGTTATCTGATCTTCTAGCTATAAGCTTACCCTGATAAGATGTACTCCTATCATGTCTAGCTGCTGATGATGCTGGAGGGTTTAAAATCCTACCATAACCCCGACGAGATTCGGCAACTGAGTCTTTATCAATGTTAATATTCTTAGCTAAAGTTAAAGCGCCATCGCTAACCTCGGATAGCTGATTCTGATTTGTCTGAAGGCCCTTAATCTTTATAACTAATTTTTGAGACATTAGATTCTCCTAGAGGCAAAATAATCAAGCATTTTACCAGATCGCATCTTTGTAGAGTTGTTTTGTACTCTTGGATCAAGCATAGTTAATACGGCCTCTATTTGCTCAGTTAGTTTCTTATTCTCATATTCAAGAGCCTTATCTTTTTTGCTTGAAAGCGTTGTCACTAATGCAGATTGAACTAAAACAGGATGCAATTCTTCGGGAACTAGAGGAACTGGACTTTCATTGGCTATACAAACCCAATCACCGACCTCTAAACCGCTAGGTAACGATGCAACTTGTAAAGTTGTTCCAGATACAGAAACAAGAGCTTGATCAAAAGACAAAAGATCAAAAGGATTGTTGTTTTGAATAAAATCAACCAACACACCATTTGACATAGTAGATGGAGCACTCGAAACAACTACAGAATTCCCTCCAGTGTCTATGCTCGTTATTTGAGCGCATGATGTAGTTAGAACTATTTTATTTGGCCTAGCAAAATAGCTCATTCTTAATGTTTCAGAATTAAAATCTTGAGTCAGTTCAACTGAATTTCTATTCATGTAGAATCCAGATTTGCCAGAGCTTCGATCCTCTTCAAAAATACGATTGATATCAGTATAATTACCGCTTGAATCTACTTTTTTTAGATCTCTAATGTTCGTCCCAATAGCTCTTGATGGTATTCTATACTTAGAACCCTGAGTTATAGTGAAATCCTTATACTGAAGAAAATACTCTTCATTAAGTTTTAGCATTATAGGAAGTATCTCTACTTTCATCTGCATATTAAACAAAACCAAGAAATCTTCATTGCTAAACAAGTCATCAGATGTAGGGAATGACCCCTTTATCTTTAGAGCATTAATTAGCTCGGTCGAGTTCATAATTACCTCATTCCATGAGATTAAATTTTATTAATCTTGTAACTGCTCTAAAAGCTTTTTAATCATTTCGTCAGAAAGCTCTTCTTCTCCTTCTATTTCAGAAGACTCTTTTGTTTCATGACCTTGCATCATTTCCTTTTTGTCACCATTAAGCTTTTCAATAAGCTTATCCGATGGCTTTTCAACCTCCACCGACATTGCCATAAACTTAGGAGACTTCTTTTTAAGACCGTCAACTTCCTTATCTTTCATCATGGCCATGATTTCATCTAGAACCTTGTTTTTTAATTCAATATCTTTCATGTTAACTCCTAATTTGATGCTTTAAATATTGCTTCTTGAATACTTCCAGGTGCTAGAAATTTTATTTGATCAGTATTGATAATTATTAAACTTTTTCCATCAATTTCACTTATTGGATACGTTACATAAGTTCCATCAACTTTTTCAAATTGAGGAACACTTTTTAGTTGTTCCTCTAATTCGATGTGCAAATCATCATTTAATCCCCAATATTCTTTCATATTAAAACCCCTTTATTAAAATATAATCAGCAGTTACACCAACACCAGCTGTTGAAACTCTTGCTCTTACGAATTTAGAGTTTATATTTGCATTCGTTACTTGCACAGCAGAAGAAGCTACGGCCGTTAATGGAGTTCCTATAGCATAGAATTTAGAATTATCATCACTTCCTTCTAGCTGTATAGCTGGAGCAGTTGTTGTTATAGCTCCAACTGAAACAACTAATTGAATTCTGTCACAATTTTCCATATCGATAACAGGTGTCGTAGAATTTAGAGTCGTTAAAACTATAGTTCTATCTATAATCTGTCTTATCTTATTAACAATATTTAATGATGACTGAAATCTGTTAACTGCTCTTGTAAAAGATGGAGTTGTCCCACCAACTGTTTGAACATATCGTACTCTATTTCCAACTAAAGGAATCGTAGGAGAATGAGCTTGTGTAGCAGATGTAATTCTTGGGAAATCATACACTTTAAACCAATTTGTTCCGCCGTCGATACTTTCCTCTATTGAAACATCTAACGTCGGACTGGTGCCAGAAACTGCGGTAACAGAATAATGAATCTTATATGAGCAACCAAAATTCGGTGTGAATGTTGCCGAAGTCGTTGTTGTGGTTACAGCAGATGTATTTAAATCAGCTATAACTGTAGGAATAGATGTATTTGATGCAGTAACGGCAGAAACTGTATTAATAACTCCAGAGTTTACTACAGCATTAACTTGAACAGCATTGTTTGCGTCGTCAGCTCTTGATAATCCTCCATAAACCTCAACCGCATGTCTGGTGTGGTCAGCTGCTCTAACGTAATGAACCCTTAAATCTGTTCTTTTTATTAACAAACCACCAGTTGTGAATGGACCAACATTTGCTCCTACTGATTCAAAAATTACGGTCGATCCAGTAACATTTGCAACCTTATAAACACCATCATAAATGTCGGCTCCGACTGCTGGGTCTAGTCCGTACATGTTATAAGTCTCACCAACTAAAAATCCAGATGCTGTTGTGTTTAGAGTAACAGTCATAAGGTTAGAAGTTCTTTGAATTGTCTGTATCGCAAAGTTTGGAGTGGATAAAACAACAGATCCATGAGTTAAAATAACTGCTCCACCAGCACTAGTTGCAGTTGCAGATGCTCCAAAAACTATAGTAAATGAAGTTGCGTTTACAATTGATGCAACCTTAGTAATTGCTGTAGTATTTGCAAAGTTAGTTTGATCTCTAACACCCAATATTTGAACCCATGAATCAACCTTTAATCCATGAGCTACGTTAGTCGTAACAGTCGCAGTGGTACTTCCTGACTTTGATATAGATACTATTTCACAAACAGGTCGTGTCATATTTAAAAGATTTTTGGATCTTATTTTTATGACGTATTGTTTTTCTATATCTGGAAGAGTTTGATTTCTTTTAAATTGAGTAGCGACACCGCTCGTGTCGTTAGTAAATGATCTAAAAAACAGCTCATCAAATCCACACCACATTTCATAAGTAGAAGCAGCTGTAAACTGATCACTAAATGCTGCTGGAGTAGCAGGAAGAGCTGCCGTCGTTCTATACGCTATTGCAGCTTGTTGATAAGGAGCTGTTCCTCCTGATTTGTTGTACGCCGAAGCATTGGAAGCAGTTGTGTTGTCAAATAAAAATCCAGCTGCGTTATCAGATAAACCAGATGGGTCTATTCTTTTTATGTATCCAGCAGAACCTACAGTGTAGGTCGCGTTAGCAAGAGTGGATGTTATTGTCAATGATGTGGATGATACAACAGATGTTACTAACAAAGGACCTACATTTAACCGAGAATCATCGCAACCATAAATTATAAATCTAACACTTGGTTTTAAATTATGAGCAACTGAAGTATTTATAGTCCATACATTTGTTGCTACTGTAATGTTTCCACTTATTAACACTGGGGCAAAATCAGAAATAACTGATTCAGAAGAGTCATCATTAACTGAAACTACTCCTATTGTATGCTCTTGACCTACTATTCTTTGAGATAAAGTAATCCCGAAACCTATACGTACTGGAAGATTAAACCATTTTTTAGTAACCATCGTAGTTTCTGATGTATTACTTATACAATCTTTTGAAATTTTGAAATAAGATGCACCAACTGAATTACCAGAAATAGAATTAACATCCTCACCATTATTTGATATCTCCCAATAATCATTATTTTTTATATTAAATTCATCTCTGAATTTATTTATATAATTTCCTACGGCGACTTGTTTATTATCTACATCATAGTTTTTTTGAGACATTTAATGTTCCTTTTTAAAAAAGTGTTTTTTTATTCTATTAATTTTCATTACTCTACTAATTCACATCTTTTGTATTCGCCGAAGTAACTCTTACAGTTTTTTACTATTACTTGAGAGCTACAACTGGTCATTATAAGCGTTACTAAAATTAAAATAAGTTTCATTTTTAATCCTTTTCGTTACTTAATTCTTTTAATGTGCATATAAGTATATGCTGCTGATGTACTTAAAATGGGGGAAGTAATGTTGGTATCCACAGTCGCATTAATCTTTTGTCCAGCATTTAAATACCCCTGCCATTGAACAAGTCCATGTACTCCACTTACTGATGCGTATTGCAAATACTGAACAAAATTCCTCTTTGAAACAGTGTCAATTTGAATACTGAAATCAGCATATTGATTTAGAGATGCGCCACTTCCTGAAACTTTACTTGCAAATGTAGCTTCATAATAGCCACTTATTGGAACAGTCCAATCCTTATTACCAACACTCCATCCACTATGAGTATCTTCGACAACTGTATTAAATGGAATATCTGTGTTTGTTCCAACTGCACTCGATGTAGCTCCTTCAGCTACAAAAATAACCTGTTCAGATGTTAGTGAGCCAAAATTTCCAACCTGCAACTTTGTTCCAGCTGATGTCCAAGTACCTGCTGTAGTTTGAGTGTTATCTAAAAATCCAACTAATCTGAAAGGAACGTTGCTTCTTGCTGTAGTAGAATACATCACAGTACCAGAATCAGCCGCACCCGCGCCGCCTTCGGCAGTTGTCGAAATAAGCTGTGTCTCTGGAAAAAGTTTTTGAGAAACTGCTAGCTCCAAAGTGCCAGCGTTATCAATTAAGTAAATATATAAACGCGCAGCTAGTGCGCTTGCCTGACCAAGCGTTGAGCCGCTGGATACAACTAAGCTAAGCGCACTTGTAACGCTTCGCTGATTATAAAGACCACTTGTTAAAGTGCTTGATCTCATTCCGACTTTGACCGCACTTGCGCCAGTTGACGGGTTAGTTGATCCATCGGCCTGCTTAAGCGCAATTGTTAAAGCGTTTGCCGCCACACTTGTAGCTAAACCTAGGTTAGATATCTCATAGCTTGCAGTCGGAGACGAAGATGGTGTTGCCCAAATCAATCCGTTTGTCTGAGCCGAATCAGCAGTTAGCACTTTCCCATCAGTTCCAATTGCTTGACGAACCACGTTTGATGCGCCCGTTGCTACATAAATATCACCTTTAGTAGTAAGAGTAGATTTAGCTACTTTAGCATCTAGCTGAGTTTGAATTGCTGATGTTACGCCAGATAAATAACCAAGCTCTGTGTTTGTAACCGATGAAACCTCTATTGCTCCCGTAGAAGCATTAGATTGCAGTGCTCTTGAAACTGTAAGAGCCGCTAGTTTTGATAAAGCAATAGCAGCTGATGCGCTGATGTCTGAGTTCAAAATTGATAAAGCTAAGTTTAATTTAGAATAAGCAATCGCCGCACTTGGCGATATGTCTGCGTTTACGATCGATGCAGCAGCAGAATAAAGGAGAGTTGATCCATTATATTGCAAAGCATTTGAGGCATTAACAGTTAAGTTAAGATCGGCATTATTAGCCGCATTTCTCCACGATAGTGACTCGTTGTTACCAAGTCTTAAAATACCAGCACTTGCTGGGTTTGCCGCTTGAGACTTTACATAAGCCGATTTTAATCCGAAAGTGGCACCGAAATTAGCTTCGGCTGTTAGGGTAAAAGTACCACCTGTTTTTTGAAGTGCTCCAGAGGCTATGGCTATAAAGTAAGCACTTAAATCTGATCCCCAACCATCGTCACCGACTGCTGGGATTGAATACGTAACGCCATTGAACGAAATATTTGAAGCCATTTAAGAGTCCTTGTCGTTAAAAAGCCCAAGTGTATTTTTTTCATACACTCAGGCTTTAATTTTCAGTAACAATGGTCTAAGAATTGACAATCGCAGTGATTTTTACGCACTTAGCTGGATTGATACAAACGATGGCTTGCGCCCCATAAAGCCTTAGCTCGTAGGCGTTGGCGTCCGGGACATGTAAGAACAATTCGCCAGAACGTCCTGGAGTTTCAAAAGAAAACTCTTGAGATCCAATTCGTTTGAACTTCTTAAGAGGAACAACAAAGCCTTCGCCTTCCTTAACCATAGGATGAGGAACAACGTTTAACTTGCCGTTAGGACCCATAAGAACGATGTTTTCAAATCCACCGATGCCAGTGTTTTCTTTTTGACCACCGTTTTGTCTGCGTAGATCTGTCATAGTTCCAGAAAGGTTAGTGAAAGTTTTTGGAGAGATCAAAACATCGGCCTCTTCCATTAATCCACCCTTAGAAACTGCAAAACCAGTAGCGTTTAAGATCTTAGCTACAGTTAACGGAGCAGATCCAGCACTGTAAGAAGTTCCAGACCAAAGACCGTAAATAGCAGCATCAATACCAAACAATGTGCTTGAGTTAATGATGATCTTATCGATACCGATTGGCTCAACGTCTTTAGCACCTTTCCAGTGAATGTAACAATCACCAGAAGCAAGAGCGATATCAAGAGCTGTTATACCAGTTGTAGTTCCTGTGAACTTGATAACACGAGTGTCATAAGTAACAGAAGTAACTACGAAGTCAGCATTGGCAGCAGAAGAGATAAGAGAGTTATCAGAAACTTTGTAGAAGTTAACGATAGCATTCTCAGCTCCAGCCCAGATACCAGGAGCCCAACCAGCAGCAAGCATTGTTACGTTGGTAACAGTAGTTGATACGTTGGCAGAACTATCAGCAGTTCCAAGACCAGTTGCAGAGCGACCGTACAACATTGCCATTTCTAAACGGCGAGATCCAGTGTCCATCAAATTTTCAACTAGTAACTCAGAAGCGTTTTGGAAAGCTTCTTTAGATTTAACAGCTTTAGCAGCAGCTTCATAATCCATTTGACCACGGATGATGATTTGATTCGCATCAACAACTGCTTCTTTAACAGTAGCAGCTACAGCGGCATTTAGTGTAGAAACACCAGCGCCAGCAGCTAGGTAAGTAACACCAGCTTCGTTTGATAAGATAACTGGGAAGTTATAAGACTTTCCGATTTTCTCAGCAGATTGAAACTTGATGTTTTTTTGTAGGTAAGCTACTTCCGCAACGGCCTTAACAGGTCCATCTCCATAAACTACTTTCGCTTTATTCCATATTTATCATATGGTGCAGACTATATCATGCCTATATTAATAGGTGGTTGCGCTAGTGACTTCTTATATTTGTGTCTTATTTCAAGGAATCTAAACTTGTGCTGCATACTTTTAAATTGCAGAACAAAATCTCTAATCTTATCCCATAATATAATGCTGTCCTTAGAGTTTATCTTCAAAAAAGGATATAATTTACCGTTATGTTTTTGAAACTTTAATTTAGTTTCAAATCCAAAACTTTTACTAATCCAATCTTGTATTATTTTACACTGATCATCATTCTGATCAGATAAAAATATTCTAAGATTCGCATTATAGCATTTCCCATATTTTTTATCTATCTTACCTTCGACATAACCGTCATCCATAAGCCATATAGACATGAGAAATTCAGGATTATTAATAAATCTAAGTATTTTAGACTTATCTTTTTTCCCATTGGGATAAATAAACTTTCTCCACGCTTTAAATCTTATCCAACACGCTGAAAACTGAATCATGGTTGTTTCATTTTTACTTAAAAAACCACGCTTATTACTTGTTTTTCTAAGGTTGATATTTCTACCAAGAATAGAACCTACAAGATTAGCTTTCCAAGCTATGTAATCAGCTTGATGTTCACTGTGTGCAATTGTTAAAGATCCATACGCTTTTTTCCAACGCTTAACATAATGCAAACACCCGTCACCAATTGCTAATGATAAAAGCATAGATCGTTTATCTTTCCTTGTCATAATCACCTTCTAACAGCCTGTGGCTTCAAGAATGTATATAAAATGTCTAGTCGTTGAACTTTCCCATATTTCAGGGCTTAGCTGCTGATTGCCGACGTCTTTACGTTTCGGGTTCCAGCAATTCACAACCTTTTTAAGCTTTTAAGCTTAGAGGGGACTACCTCACCTGTTCTAAATTTACAATCTAAACAGACCATCTAATGTAGAGGTTGTATTATATTGAGCGATAAAATTCTCCTTTGTGGGACTTAAAACTTTGTTTTAAATCTAATTTTGTTTTAATTAATTTTTGAATTACATTGATTTCACAGTTGGTATTACTGCTAGTTTCTTATTGAACACGCATAGACTTGCTTAAACTGGTATTGATTAAACAATGGGATCAGTGCTTGACCTAATACTAGATTAATATCTTTAGAAAAATCAATATAATTCGTCAGGTCAGGACTTAGCCCTTTGTCGAGCTTGTTCTTTCATCTCTTCAAAAGTTAGATACTCTCTGCCTTCTTTTTTAGAAAAGTTAGATTGTTCCTTTTGAATAGTTTGCTGGTAAACCTGACCTTGCTTTTCTTTAAGCTTTTGAACGTCAAACTTTCTAATCTTTTTAGCGACATCATCACCAAAGAGTTTAATCAAAGTCTCACCGTCTGAGTCACCAATAATAGCCTTAAGCTCTGCAAGTCTTTCGTTCTTAACCTCTGCCGCTAAGTCATCTGGTGATAATTCAAGACCATACTCAAGATTATGTTTAAATATTTCAGCAGTTCTTTGTACAAGCTTGGCACTTTTTGGTAGTCCTGTTTTAGTTAGAGCCTGGATTATTGTATTTTGGAAGTTTTGAGCGATCTCAAACTCTTTCTTTTCACGAGCTGACATCTCCTCTTGCTCACGAGCTTTAGCTTTCTCGGCCTCGGTCATCTCCTTGTACTTCTTAAGATCTCTGTATTCCTTCTCTTCAGGAGACAACATATCGTCTTGGATTTGAGCTAGAATAAACTTTTCAGCGATTTCTCGGCCTTTAGGTCCAAGTCTTTTAAGCATAGATTCTGGGTTTTCTTCGAACTCCTTAATAATCTTCATGGCTTTTTGAGTGTTTTCTTTGGCCTCAGTCATTCTCTTCTTAGCGGCATGAGACATTTGAAGCTCTTTAGTTAGAGCGGCCTCATCGTTTAAGTCGATTTCTCTCTCAAACTCCTCACCGTCTACTTTAAGCTTAAACTTTTTAAGCATGGCTTGAGTTTGTGCCTCTGTAGGCTTTACCTCATTTGTGGTATTTTCTGACCCTTCGCTTACCACATTTGTGGTATTAGATTCGCTCGTTGCTGCTGGTGTTCCAGCCGTGGCGACTTCACTCATAAACTCTCCTTGTTATTTTTTGAGGGTCCGATGTCGTATCAAGACCCAATTTGATTTATACCATTGGTGGTTGTGCTGGCTCTGGTAATGCCGTTTGCTCTGCTTGTTGAGTTATTGGATTAGAGTTGTCCATAATAGCGGGCAATCCTTCGCCCTGAGATCCTCCTCCTTGAGACATAGGTGGTGCTTGTGCAAATGATGCTTGTTTAAGCATAGCGGTCAAAGCTGGGTCCTTAGACTTAGCATTGTCGATATGTTGCTGGATATGATCTAGCGTGTTTTGCAAGATTTGAGGCGATCTCCTAGCCTCTGGACTATTTAATATACAAGAATGCTCTAACACATGAATTGCATCGTCGTCGGTTAACACTGCAATCTGTGGTTTACCTTCCATTAACTCTTCATTCTCTGCTTTGATTAACATTCTAGAAGAGTTATCATGCTCATAAAGTGGTTCTAAGTTACCAGTTGTTAAAACGCCAAGATATTGTTCTGGAGTTTTAATCATGTTTGGAGTAGCAAGCAATTGATTTGCAATCTCTACTCGTCCAGCATTTGTTTTAGTTAAAGGATTAGCTGAATCAACTATGACTTTAGAAACGCCCTCTAAATCTTTACCAGTAAACTCTTTAATGTAACTCTTTTTCATCTTGCCTGAAATTTGAGCTACTCGTGGGACAACTGCATAAGTTTGTAGCAATTCAATTAGAGCAGTACCAAGTTGTTCAAGCATATTGTTATAGCTGTTTTGAATTCCACTAGAGAATTGAATGGCTTGTTGTTGAAGTAAGGCCATGGCAGTACCTGACATAGTTGCCGGAGCTTGACCTCGATTGATTTGAGATACGCCTGACAATAATTCTTGTTGAGCTTGTAAGTACTCAGCAAACTTGAATACTTCTGGAGCTGTTTTTAACAAATCCATAGTTTCCATTTTGCCAGCCTTAGGATCATATTCCCAAATGTTTAAACCATCCATGATCTGAGTTACTTTGGGAGCTGCTCCCTTTGGTACTTGAAAGTTTTGAACAGCGTTAGCCGCTTGATTTGTTAACACAGCTGACACGGTCATATTCATTGCATCTTGAACAGGCAATAAGTCCATTGCATTAGAATGTCCGTAAGCATTTTCATAGTATTTACTAGGAGTTATACAAAAAACATAAGGTCTTTTATAAGGTAGTGGTCCATCAAATAAAACAACATCAGAATCACAAACTTCAACCATTCTGCCATCTTGAAGAGCATCTGTTTTAGAGTGATAAAGAGTATAGGTTGGGATCAGATCTGAGTCCTCATCATTCTTTTTAGCACCGTATTTAGATACGTTTAATTCATAAGCAATATCAAACTTATTATCACCTTTTAAAGCCACAAGCTTTTCAGCCATCTCAGGATATTTAGCAGCAAGATCGTATTTATTCTTAAACTTACGTACTATGTACCACTGATGATTCATGTCGCGTCTTTTGTAGTCTCTAGTGATATCAAGCATTGTGTGAGTGTTAACCTCTACGTCGCCCTCATAAATAGCTTGTCCCTCTTCTGTCTCACCGTAGATTTCTCCACCAGTAGCATTCCAATCTAGAGACATCCATCCCTCTCGAAGGAATAGAGCTTTCTCTGTAGACTCGTTTAGCTTTACATCAATGTTTTTCTCTCTCATGTAGTAATCAAGAAGTGATGAAGCTAGAAGAGTTGTTGCTTGTGATTCTAGATCTGAATTAATAGCTCTTGGTTCCCAAGCAGGACGTTGAGCTGTAACCATAACATGAACGTGTCTAATTAAGTTTGCATAATGATTCATGTGTATAGCTTTTAAGCTCTGATCAATGCTTTCAATATAAGCAGTACCATAGAAAGCGCGATATGATTTTCTCATCTCTCCGATGTAACCAGAGGCTTGAAGATAATCTTTATGATCTTTAACTTTATCTAAAATAATATCTGCTATTTTTTCTCGTTCTTTTGCCGCCCAATATATATTATCGTTCATCTAGTCATCCTTTTCTAAATGGTATTAATTTCTTAAACTCGTTCATTTGTTCTTCGTCTTCAGTGACAAAGTCCTCAAACTTGCGCTTAACAGGTATTGGATTAGTCTGCTCATCAATATTTCTAACCAAATACATCAAAGACGCTACAGCATCATAGTGACCTAAAGTCTTAGATCTTGCAAACTCAGAACGATTGTCATTCCATATTCCATACCTAATGGAATCAATTAAATACTTACAAGATGGATCTATTTCTAATCTGTCTTGAGATATCCAAACTCTTAAGGCGTTAACCATAGCGTGAAGGTTATCTTTAGATGTGGAGTGAAAGAACATATTATGTATTGATCCAAGATCTAGAAGTAGTAGTGGATTGTTGTTATCAGCTATTCGTTTGTAAGGTTCTTTTCCTTCCCATAATTCTAATTCAATTGCTGAGATAGCAGCGTGTAGTTTTGGAGTAGTCATTTCAGGTCCGCTCATCACGTGTTCACGCTCTACTACTAACTTAGCTCGTGTAAAGTCATAGTAAGCAAATAGAGTTACATTTAGATCCCTAACTCCTAGATCCATTGATACATATTTATGCAAGTGGATAAAGTCAGAATTTTTCTGAGTTTTTACAGAAAAGTCTCTATCCGCTGCCTCTGGTATTAATGCTAAAGTCTTGTCAGTCACGATCTTGCATAAATATTCACGTTCCCAATCAGTCTCGGTTAAACATTCTCGTTTATACTCTTCAGCCATCTCTGGAGTAACCATTGGGTTCTTGTAGATATCTAGCTCAACATAAGCATCTTCACGCTTAGCTTTATGAATAAAGTCTACAAAGTCAGCATCAGGAGTTTTTGGCGGAGTTGAGATCATTATCACTCGAGCGCCATCACGATACATCGTCATAGGAATTACGATTGATGAGTAGATATAAGATAGGTTCTTAATGAAGGCAGCTTCGTCGAATACGTAGAGATCGCAGTAGTTACCTCGACCTGCATTTGGGTTCTTATCAAGCCCTACAATTTGAATCTCTGAGCCGTTTTTAAATCTGTATTTCTTTTTAGAATCTAGGTACTGAGGCTTCAGCTCTTCGGGACAGTCCTCCAAGACCAAATCGAAGGTTGGGATAATGTACTCTTCAACGTCCTTAAGGTATGCACTCGCTATTTTCACCCTGGCAAGATCCTTTGATAATGCCACTTTAATGGCAATAACAGCGATCCAATAGGTCTTGCCGAATCGTCGAGCGCAATTAGCGACAAATAGTTTATTTTTGACCGAGTCATACGCATCTTGAATAGTATCTTGCCCTGGATGAAACTTGTACTCCAGAGTAAGACGGTGCCATGCCATGAAGATGTAATATGCCAGATCACTCATTAGCCTCTTTTTTCATTGCTGCCTTTATGAGCGCAACGTGTTCTTTTGGATCAACGTCTTTCCATTTAGCTACTAGATCACCCACCGTGTTCTCTGTGGTGCCAGTCGGCTTCTCTTCTGTAGGCTTTCCATATCTTCTATCAAGTAAGAACATAATTGCGTACAGTGAGCCTTCCGTGGCATTCTTAATCTGTTTAGCTATTGCCGTTTCCATAGCATTTAGCTTTCCGCTTTCTAGTGCTATTTCTAATTCATCTACAGTCTTAACCCAAAAGCTGTCGATAATCTTACCGACTATTTCTTTTGGTATACTTTGAACAAGTTTAAGCTCCATTGGAATAGGAGGCTTTCCTTTTCCAAATTTATTTCCTGGCTGAAATAAGTTCTTAGGCTTATATTTTGCCACTCAAGCCCGTTAAAATTCCGTTAATCTTATGTTTTACTTTAAGTATTAACAGTAACCATGCGTATTTACTTAGTAATAACATTTTACCTTTTTCAATGTGCAATAAATATTTAACAGCTCTAGGGATTTTATATTTTTCTATGCCTCTATTTTCAGCAATTAATACTAGGCTTTTATACTCTGTTCTTTGGTCCCTGGCTTTAACGATGTCGTCACCTATGCCGATAAAGATCCAGTAGTCTAGATCATCATAGAGCTTTTTAATTTCTTGTTTTAAGCCCAAACTTAACTCCAGTCATGTCGTGTTCTAATCCGTCAAACTTAGATTCAAGCTCAAATATTCTTTCTCTTAGAGATTGTACTTCGGAGAAAAGATCAGGCCGCTTTGGGTATTTATAATCGAGTACTCGAGAGGCCTGATAGATGATAAGCACTAGCGAGAGGCCTAAAACATCCTGAGTGGTGAGTGTCGATAAGATCATCTTGACGATGGTAATTACCAAAGTCGAGACAATAAGATATTTATTCACCTGTTCTAGACGTTTGTCATAAACCAAAGAGTCTCCTAGTTAATGAAATGATGTTGTTTTTAAATATAGCATAAATATCAGGTTCACATTTATCAACTATCTCGGAGTGTTCATTAAGAATAGTTTCAGGTATTTCATGGACTATGTATCCATAAGAACCTTCAGAGCGACATAGTTTAATAACTTTTACTAGAGTATCTTCTGAATCAGTTGATAATTTCTTCTGTGGTTTTTCCATCTGTATGACCGTCCTTTGGTTTTACATGGGTTAAGTCCATTGTGTATGGCTTCTCTGCCTTCTTTTCCACTGGTGGTTCTACAAGTTCAATTTCCTTGCGCATTACTTCAGCCATTTGATTAGCGAAAGTGATAGCCTCTACTATTGGAGCCATATCCTTATATTTTAGTCTACAGCGAGTAGATAGGGTATGTGCAATAGTTAAATAGTTATCATGAGCCATTTTCTTAATGTCTAATTCCGTTTTACCCGCTGGAACGTAAAGCTTTTTATCAATCAATGCTTTAAGGAAGTCGATCATTGCGTGAACGCCTTGATATTCTTCGGGCAAGAATTCGATCATTCCAATTTGCGAACTCATGATCTGATGAAGGATCTTTACTTTCTTTTCTTGAATTATGGTAGGTTTAGGAATCTCTTTTAAAGTTTCCTCGCTCATTTACTTGCAGCCTTTCTTGCTTGATTTTTTAGTTGCTTTTTTTGACATTGCTTTTTTAGCCATAATTACATCCTTTGTATTACGTTTGTTATCGTTTAGCGTATTAGACATAAAGTAGCAATTGCCTGTCAACTATTAATTTTGAACATCGTGTTTCGGATCAAATGGAACTGACATTTCTATTCTTTGAGTGATGTAGATTACAAAGGCTACAATGTAGGCTTTTGATACTTCTGAGGTTACTTTGCATTTAAGGGCTTGTTTAGCAATATAGGCGATGCGGTCCCAGTCGAGCTTATCCATCAGTCCAACGTCCAGGATTTCATAACCAAGGTCTAATAAGTATTTATCTTTCTGGATCTCTATACTCATGGTTAATGGTCTCTAAATGCTAAGAGTTAATCAAACACATTTACTTATTAATTCAAGACTTTCATCTAGCGATAAAAGAGATGTTTTTTTGACAACGATAATAACTTGTTCGTCTTGAGGGAACCTACAATAAACTTTGTGATAAGAACCAGTAATGAAACGGCAATCATCTATACCAAGTATTTTAGATAGACCGTCATTTGTCTGCTTAATATAATTTGTTGTATCCTTCTTCTTTATTGTATTTTTTTTTGTATAAACTCTATCTTTTGTAAAAACAAAGTAACAATCAATGTTAAAAACGTCCGTTTCTTTGACAGTAGACTTCCACTCATTAAGTATTTTAAATTCCCTTAGTTTATAAATCTCAACCGAAGCATCAAACTTCCTAGCTTCATTTGATTTTATAAGTCTGCCCCTTACTGACGTGTACATATTATTTGACGTCCCGCAAAGTGGGAATCTCTTAAGCAATAACATTTTTATCCTTATTTATATGTTTAACTGGAGTTTCAATGGCTTCTTCCAAGCTCCACCCGGCATTTAATTGTTATTTAATTCCTATTAACGTCTTGAATGCTGCTTCCACTTGTAGCGGTACCACGCCGTTACCCAGGGCTTTAATTCGGTCCACTCTAGAGGGACACCCATCAACCACTCGACCCAAACTGGGTTCAGCCTCCCACCAACTACTGTCTGTAAACGTGGGGATTGACGATTTGTGTCCCCGGGCCCGAAACCAGCTTTGAAGTCCGATGCCATTGGAGTCGGTAACATTTCTCTCGAAAGGACTGATTCCAAATTGTTGAATTTGTCTTTCGTCCTCTCTGGACAAATATTTCCCGTCATCGCTCTCCTGGGTGTAGGCCAAAGGTTCTTTCTCGCCATAGTCTCTAAACTTGGCCTTGCGTCTGCGTTTGGATTTTTTTGAGTTCCGTAGTTCTGTGCCGTTATTGTGGGCAAGTAGGAACCATCGCTCCCTTTTGTGTGGAGCTCCAACGCTTGCGGCAGATAAACACGTCCAGCGACAGTCATACCCGATTTCGGTAAATGCTCTGATGATTTCTCGAAGTCCTCTAGTTCTAATTGCTGGGACGTTTTCAAGGAACACAAACGGCGGGTTAACTTCTTTTGTAAGTCTGACAATTTCAAAGAATAGTCCACTTCGCTTACCTTCCAAGCCGACTCCATGGCCTGCAACGCTGATGTCCTGGCAAGGAAATCCTCCAGTGAGGATATCGGCTGCACCAATTTCGCCTCTGAGTTTTGTAATATCTGGGTATATTGGAGCAATAGGGAGCTCACCACTTGATATTCTTGAGGCAAGTATTCCTTGCGCGTATCTGTCAATTTCGCAGTATCCGATCGGTTTACAGTATTCTCTAAGTCCAAGCGCAATCCCTCCATAGCCTGAAAATAAATCTAGTGAATTAAGCATCTTTCCTACTTCTTTTAATTATTGTTTCCATCACTACCCACAACATGCACGGCGGCCCTACTATAAGCAGGAATGCTGTTAGGAATGCCATTGCTATGAATTGTTCTTGTCTTGGGCTCATTCTATTATTTTGTCCGTTGGACTTTAGATTTCTTCTTAGCGCGTTTCTTTCCGTTTAATGCTAAAATGACTTCTGTTTCCATTGTCTTATTCGCGAAAATGATATCACTCAGGTGTCCAAGTAATTCCCCAACCTGCGCAATGTTAACTTGTTTCTTCCTATTTTCAGCTCTTGATAAAACCGTTAATCTATTAAATTTTTGTCTAGTAAGGTCTATTAAGTTTGGCATTATTACCTACGCATGACTTATTAAATTCAAGGTAAACAATAAAATCAAGCCTAAAGTCGCACAAAATAGAAACTTATCATGTTCACTCATTTATTTAGCTCCTCGATTAAAGCGTCAGCTAGTGAAACGGCTCTTGTAGCAACGTCTTTAATTTTCAGAACATCGTTATGCTCGGTTGTGACATTTCCAGACTCAACAGCTTGCATTGCTAATGCTGCGAAATATTCTCTTTTAGTTAATCCTATTCCACCATGAGTCTTATTTAACTGATCAGTATAAAAGCCGTTTCCATTATTACAGTTTAACGGCTCATTTGGTATTGTTATCATTTTACGCTCCTCTTCTTAATAAACTGACCACAGCATGAGCATTTATGATCTCTTAGAATTTTATCTAAAACTTCCCTAAGTATTTCAGATACGTTTAAATCGTATTCTTTAAGCTTTTTTAGTTGTTCTTCGTCTACTCTAAAACTAATTGGTTTTTTCATTATCGCCTTCCAATTCTTTCATTTTTTTAAAATATTCTTCCAAAGTTATCCATCCTAGAAGAAGAGCTGTTAATAAATTTTGTTTTGATATTTCATGATTCATGATTACTCCTGATTTTCATATTTAAGTTGAATTTCTTTAAAAGGAATCATATCCCATATTTTATACAAGTGATTTTGTATTAAATCATCAAACTCAGAAATCAAATGTTCTTTTTTAATTTGGCATTCTACTTCATCTACTTTAGATTTATAAAGCCTTATCCATAACGATACGTCGTAATCAACCTTATCAGGCTTCTCATTCCAAGGTTCTTTTACGTCATAAGTTTTAATCCTATAAGTCACTTCTAGATAAAGGTCAGGGTTTTCTATTAGGTCTATTTGAGTTGTGTATTCACCATAAAGCCATTTTCCCATATTAAATTACCTTTAGAAGCTTAAGTCTCTCTAAAGCCTCATCAAATGTAATCCAACCTAGTTTGTACGCAGTCATTATATTTATTATAGATACTTCGTGAAAATTCATGTTGTCTCCTTTTGATACATTTTTAAGCATATCACTTTACTTATCGTATTACGTTTGTTATACTTAATCAAGAGGTAAATATGAAAAATGTAATCTTAATAACAATAGCTTTAGGTTCTTTAATGATGTCAGCTTGTTCGAAACATATACCACCGGTAGAGAAAAGTGATGTTGTTCACAATATATTTCTTGATTGCTCTGATATAGAGAATAACTTAGTAGATGGTTTACCTAGTAACTTAGGTCAAACTCCATCAACTCCAAGCAATGTTCAAAAAGGTATTATCTATTATAGAGATTTAGCTAAGTCAGGAGATCAGAACTCATCATTCTACACAAGCAATGCTGATCTAATGGAAGCTAAACTTAACTCTTTCAATGAACGTTTTTTTAAAGAGTGTAATTAATTTCAAACCAACGAGGTGTTTTATGAAAAACTCAATTTTACTAATAGTCTTAACATTATTAATGTCCGCTTGTGCAATCTCATCACTAAACAAAGAAACGATGAACGATGAGCTTAAACAATTAGTAGATCAAAATAGGCAATTAAGAGAACAAAGAGTAAACTCACTGCTTTCTAATCATTAGACAATAACAGGGCTATTTAATTTTATCTTCTATATAATGATCCATAATGCATTCTTTTTTGTTTCTTTTTCTTGCTGGTTGGCTCTTTATAAGAATTAACATTTACTTTTGCTTTAACAAATGAATCTGATTTGTTCTTTCTTTTTCCTCTTAAGTAAAATGATAATGCTATTGAAACATCAGATTTATTTCTAAGAATTATACCAGCTCTATCAAGATCATGTAACTCATTATGAAACTCTTCTGGTATAGCTATTAAATTATTTAAGTCATTATTTTGTGGATTCTTATCAATATGATGAACATGGTAACCATGAGGTATTCTACCGTTATGCATTTCATATAACTCTCTATGAACCCATTTGTTTGTATCTTCATTTTTTTTATAAACCATACAACCTCTTTATTTTTGATCCTAGATTTGGTGATGTTAGCCAAAGATCCCCCCTACCCCCCTTAGTTAAATCATAACTATTCAGAGTTTGAAGAATCTTTTTTTTTGATCCTGAGTCAGTATGACGCCGAACCATTACAGTGAGGTTTCTCTTCGAGTTTTAACTCATGGTGGACCTAGCTCTGCACAGCCATAGGATTCGATATACCTATGCCCCCCATATCTTGCCACAGCTACACGAACATTTAAATCCGTGGGCGGTCTATCAAGTTCTCTACTTAACGAACTTGGACGCTTCTCTGAGTACTACAACTCGCAGAGGAATAGATAGGTTTTTGGCTACCATTGTATTTTTTACGAATTTTATTGATTTCATGAATTAGATTAACTAGACTGAATTCAATAATTTTACGCAATATCATTATTAGCTATGGAACTGTAAAAAGTACATAGCTTTCCTTTTTTACTCCATGTTTAATCTTAAAATAAATATCTAGACTTAATTAGAATCTTAAAATATACGCATAATCGTTATTGGCAAAATAATTATAAATTTAAAACTTAGGCCCTCTGCTCTTGATGAATCTTATGCCAATAACTCATCTGACTTTGGGCCTTTTTTATGAAAATTAAATACGGTGTCGCATGGTCTACTTGTGTTGCGTATCGTAAAGTAAAGTTAATTTTTTAAAAGAAAAGATTGAGGTAAGCATGAGTAACGAATTAGCAGTCATTTCTAAAGATAAGATTCAATTAGTTAAAGACATGATCTGCAAAGGTGCATCTGATAATGAACTAGAAATGTTTGTAAGTGTTTGCAATAAAACAGGTTTAGATCCACTCAGCAAGCAATGTTGGGCCGTAAAGCGTTGGGATAGCTCTTTAGGTCGAGAAGTGTTCTCTTTTCAAACTGGAGTAGATGGATTTAGAGTTATTGCCAATAGATCTAATAAGTATGCAGGTCAACTAGGTCCTTTCTGGTGCGGTGACGATGGAGCATGGAAAGACGTATGGCTTGATTCTAAGCCTCCAGTTGCTGCCAAGATAGGTGTTATAAGAGCTGACTTTAAAGAGCCGCTATGGGCAGTTGCTAAGTTCTCAAGCTATGCTGCTAAAAAGAAGGATGGATCACTAGCTCCATTCTGGTTAAAGATGCCTGATCTCATGATTGCTAAGGTAGCCGAATGTCTTGCCTTTCGTAAAGCATTCCCCCAAGACCTTAGCGGTGTCTATTCGGATACAGAGATTGAACAAGATAGTGTTTTAAAAGATGTTGAACAAGTCAAAGAAATTGAACCACAAAAGGAGATAAATAATGATAGAGGAAACATTAGAAACATACATGGCGAACTTAAAGATAAACAACATGATGTTAAATCTAGAGAAACAAATAGCAGAGATTCAGAAATCAATGATCTTAATACAAGAATACAGGATTCAGGAACAGAAAGAAATGAATCAAGAGATACAACGCAAAAAAGCAATGTCAGTGTTGGATCGGTTCAATCAATCAGCGAAAGAACCCAAGAAGAAATCAAAGTCTACCCGGACAAAACGAAAATCAAAATAAATAAAATCCAAGCCGAAAGCTTAAAAACAATTGGAGAAGGCCTTGGTTATTCCATAGAACAAATTAGCCACTGTGTTTACGCACTAACTAAAAAAATACTATGGTCAGAGCTTAATTATGATGAATATGAAATGATTTTAAAATCACTAAAAGATAATTCAAAGAGGTTTTCATGAGTTCATTAATCGAATTAAACACAGAATATAAAGAAATAATGAAAGCCATCGAATTAAACGAAGGTGAAATAAATGAAGAAATCGAATTAGCTTTAACTAAAAACTTAATTGAATCTAAAGACAAAATTAGCGGTTATGTAATGTTACTTGATCGTTTTGAAAATGAAATAGAATTTGTTAACAATAAAATTAAAAAAGCTAAAGAATATATTACTAAAATTGCAAAACATAAAGACAGACTTGAATCTATTGCATTAAAAGTTATTGAAGCCAAAGGAGAAAAGCTTGAAGGCAATAATGGGAATTGGATCAATAAACGTAAATCTGTTTCTTTAGAAATTATTGATGAAGATAAAATACCAGCTATTTATTCCAAAATAGAAGTTAAAATTGACAAAGCGGCAGTTAAAGAGGCTATCTTAAAACGTGGTGAACAAATCGAAGGATGTGTCATCAGAGAAAATACTTCATTACAGTGGAAATAGGAAATGGACATAGGAGTGAGCTTGAGCGAAAGACAGATAATATTATTGAAAAATAAACTTAAGAATTTTGAAAACAAATACAGTGAAAGCGAAAAGTACTGGAAAGAACGCTTGGATGACAAATCAACTGAGTTAGAAATTGCAAACGATCAAATAAAAGAAAACGTATCTTTGATGAAACAAATGCAAAAGCAGTTCGATTATCAACAACAACACATTAAGGCATTAACAGAGCTTTTGAAAATTGTTTTATAGAATGGAGGGGATATGGATAGGGCTACTTTAAAACTAATAGCATCAGGGAAATACTTAGATTTAAACAAAAGCTATAATCAAGAGCAGCATACTCAATTTATTGAAGGGGCTTTATTTACTTTTGATTTAATTAATTCTATTAACAGATCTAGGGGGGACAATGGTCTGGAAAAAGGATTACAACGAGATTTACAGCAAAAGTACTCGAAAGACTTTTACAGCGGGACAAATAGTTAGGGTTTGTGGATCTGTTGCTGGAAGTCAAGCTAGGGTTGGAACCATTTGTGTTATTATTAGAAAAGGTGCTGGGAATCACTATTGGGTAAAGTTTGAAGATGAAAAGGAAATGATATTTAGGGGCGCATGGCTTGAATCAATAACATAGGTGAATGTATGCGTTGTTTTTAATACTATTTACAAAAACGGCAAACGCAGAGCTAAGAAGAAAAAGGTATAACATGAAAAAATATAGTTTATCAAAAGAAGATAAAGAGCTTTTGCCTAAATGGAGAGATGAAGTAATTTCTAAAATTAACTCAACTGTTCCAATGAATGATGAAGATAGAAAAATTTCCGAAAAAGCTGTTTACGAGATATATGAAAAAGCCGGGTTAGAAAAGCCAAAAGTAATTTTTGTTAAAAGCCCTTTTGCGGCCAGATTTTCTGCTGGATTTTATGCAGCATTAATTTGGCTGAAAAAAGGAAATGCTGCTGCTGCTTCTGCTGCTGCTTCTGCTGCTGCTTCTGATGCTGTTGCTTCTGCTGCTGCTTCTGATGCTGCTTCTGCTTCTGATGCTTCTGATGCTGTTGCTTCTGCTGCTGCTTCTGCTGCTGATGTTGCTGCTTATGCTGCTGCTGATGCTGATGATGTTGCTTCTGCTGCTGCTTCTGATGCTGTTGCTTCTGCTGCTGCTGATGCTGATGTTGCTGCTTATGCTGCTGCTTCTGATGCTGTTGCTTCTGCTGCTGCTGATGCTGCTGCTGCTGATGTTGCTTCTGCTGCTGCTTCTGCTGCTGCTTCTGATGCTGCTTCTGATGCTGCTTCTGATGCTGCTTCTGCTGCTGCTGCTGCTGATGCTGCTTCTGATGCTGTTGATGCTGTTGATGATGCTGCTGAAAAAGAAAGCTATCTGTTTGGATCAGCGTCATTAATTTTAAAAGCAGCAATAAAGCTAGGTGTTGGGAAATTTGGGATAGAGGTTGTGAAAAGATCAAGCTGTAGATTTTACTGGAGATGGGGGCTTATTAGGAAAGTAACTTTTTCTGGATTCTTTAGACGAACTAAAATAAAAACAGACCTGTCTTCGATAGAAAAATATGAAAATTTATTGTTTTCTTCTGGATTTGTCGCATGGGCAAAAGGAGCTGTATTTATTTCTGATAGACCTACATTCGTTGGTCTTGATGAAAACAAAAGACTACATAATCTAAACGGTCCAGCGGCTAAATGGTCTGATGGATCGGCTATATTTAGAATTCATGGGCAACAAGCTCCAAGATGGATTGCGGAAACTGATGCATCACAAGTTACAAAAGAAATGATACTTGGCGAAACAAACGTTGATTACAGACGGTTTTTAATTGAGAAAATTGGAATCGAAAAAACGATTGACCTACTTGGCGCAAAAGTTATTGATAAATATGAATCACCTGTTGGCGGACAATATGAGCTATTGTCGATAGACTACGACGGGAGAGGAACCAATCGTCCTTATTTAAAAATGAAATCTAAATCAATAGATGCTATTCATATAGAGGGAATAGCTCCAAATATTAAAACAGTTAAAGATGCAATTTGTTATCGAAACAAACTTAAATCATTCGCTGAACCAGAAATGTTATCATAAAAGGAGAGGTAAAATGAATACAAATACTATTTTAGGAAAACCAGATACAGTTTGGAAATCACCTTACACAGCACAGGGCGATTGCCACATTAAGAAATGCGGAAGCTTTGGGCTTTTTGAAAACGAACATATTGAAATACCAAAAGACGCTGTCGTTAAAGATGGCAATTTAGCACTTAAAGGACAAACTAACTCTCATGCTTTTTATGGAGGAAAGTTTCAACTGTTTGAAAAAGATGGAATTACTTTTTTGAGAGTTGATGAGGCAACGGTGTTGGATCATGTTAAAGATCATACGTATGGCCAAGCTCATGCTGAACACCATGGACAATGGATTCCGCCAGGTGAATATTTCATTGACCACATACTAGAATATGATCACATAAGAGAAGAATCTAGGCAGATAATAGACTAATATTATAAATATATGAGGTCAAAAATGAGTGAACGAACACAGAACATAATCGCAATTACTTTTCTAATTTGCTTCTTTATTGTGATTCTTCCGATAGCCATTACAGTAGCTTTAATTGATACGATCTCAGAGATCTGCTTTGGGCGGGCCTTTATATCGAGTAAGATATAAAACGATAAATATATTGATGGAGATATAAAATGAGCAATCACCAAATAATAAAAGCATTGCAGGAAAAAGTGGCGAAAGAGCGTGATGACTTATTTAAAGACTATGCTGTAGATAAGTTTGGGCCAGACTCTATGGAAACTAAAGAGTGTATTTTAGATTGTAAATATGGCCACGAAGCCGCGAGCGATTTTTGGCTACCGTTGATTGAAAAGGCATTGGAGATGGCAGAGTTTTACGCTGATAGAAATGTTACGCTTACTAAGTTTTTAAAAGACGGTAGTGTACAAGTAGTAAATATGACCAACGCATTCACGAAGCCAGCAGAAGAATTTTTAACCACGCTTGCCGATGCTTCGGGTGATAAATGAGTCTAACCAGATACGCATTATCGAGAACTACCAATGATAGATGGTCTATCACTTTTAGACCGGATTGTGAGAGAACAATGTTTGATCCAATTACTGGAAAAGACGAAAGCTTAATTGAATTAATACAAAGATTAGATAACTCTGGATATGATTTATATTCTTATAATGAATTGATTGAAGAATTATTAAAAAGAGGTGTTAATATTTTTTAACATTATATGAGCAAAGAAAAAAAACGAATTATACAACAAAATATAGCACTAAAAGTTATAAAATACTTTTTCTTTGTAACAAACGGGTACAGCAACTCAATGTCTAGATCTATGTCAAATATAAGAATTTGGGAGCACGAATGGCTTATGGATAACTGCGTTGAATATATAAAAATACATATTTCAAAACGACAGGGAAATGCTCGACTAAGAGATGAGAAAAAAATAAACAATAGATTATTCGAATTAGAAAATCCTAATTCAAAACAGAATACGAAAAATGAATCTAAAAAAAATATAATAGAAGAAACAAAAGAAACCGAATTTTCATTACCTGTCGGTTACTGTAATTTACAGTCTTTTTCTGCTAAAACTTTTAATTCCTCTACGTAGGCCTGGTACCTCTCAAAAGACTCCAATGGTAAACAAATGGCTTTTTGAATTTCTGGAGAATCTTTTGTGTACTCTTTTTCAACACCTGGATTGTTAATTTCATTGCAAAAAAACATTCCAGAAAAATGAGTACACAACAAACCGTCGGGACGCTTTGGAAGCTTGGGATGTTCAACGCAACTTGACAACAAAAAACAACTAAGGAAGATTTTTAGTAATTTCTTTATTAGCATTTTTTATCTCCTGAATCGTTTTAGCTTTTTTTAAGTCATCTATTGATTTAATTTGCTCTCTTTTTTTTTCGTTCTCCTGTTGTTCTTTTATCATATCAAAAAGACCCTTGATTAGATCAAGGATCTTAGGAATAGCAACTAACAATTGTATAATTGCACTCAGATAAGACATTTTATTTCTTAACTGCTTCGATAAGTTTTTTAATTTCAGGTAACGCAATTGCAATAACTTCGATTACTTCAGCTGCACTCGCTTCTTTTACTTCAATCTGAATTTTTTCGACATCTTCATAAGCCGCTTTTAATTTAGCCATGAAAGCCTCGTCTTGCAATTTTGCAAATATTACAGAAGCGTCTGCAATCTGAACACCGTCCTTAAAAACAACTGCTAATTCAGCAGCTAAGGCTAAAAAACCAACTACTACTTCTTTTGTTTCTTTCATTATAAAACTCCATTTTTATTTTATAGGCATCATCGCCCATTAAAATTATTATTTAAACTAGCATTACCATGGATTAAAACCGTATAGTTCAAAGTATTTTACTTTGTAAGCCTCGTGCGCTGCTTCTTTTGTTTTAAAACTTCCAAGATAAAAACACTTTGTTGCTGTTCTAAGATGAGAAGCCCAGGATAATCGGCCTTTATAAAACTGTTTAATTGCTCCGCGTTTTACTTTTAGATTTGATTTCTTTTTTTGGGTTAGTTTTGCCGCATGCATGCTGTTTTCTTTTGTGGTAACCCATTCAAGATTTTCTATCGAGTTATTTAATTTATTTGCGTCTATATGGTTAACTTCTCTTTTGTTTTCTGGATTTGAAATGAAGTGTTCGGCAACTAATCTGTGCATGGTCTTAGTTTTCATTTTATAATTATAACACATACTGTAAACATAATATCCGCGTTTACCTAACTGAGGTGATAGAAATCTAGCGTTTTCTCTTTTATATGATCTAAGTCTTTTTAATCTTCCTAAATTAGAAATTTGAAAAACTCCTTCATATCCTTTTACGTCTTTCCAAATTTCATTTAAGTTCAATTTGGAAGTGAACTCCATCGAAAAATCCATTCTTATAATTCCCATCGCTGTTAAAATCTATTCCACATGTTATTTTAATTCCAAGTTGATCAGCAACTCCTTTTACATATCCTGCAAAATTTATAAAACCTTCTCGATCGTTCCATTTTATTGGATATTTGGAAACATCAACAGCTAGTGAGGGGATTGAGTTGTGCCTTGAATTTGGAAACTTAACAGTTGAGAATCCATTTGAAAAAGCCTCGTTTTGATCCTTTTCTCCCCTATGTCCACAAATGATTGTGCAATCAACATGTTTAATCACTTCATTAAACAAACGCTGTAAATCCGGATGACATGTAGCTAGCTTTTCTTCAGAAGATTTCGAAAATTTATACATTTTTTTCTTTCTTTAAAGTTTCTATTTCAGTTTGATGACGATCAAGAGTTTTTTCGATCCAAACTGTTTTCTCAATAATAGTTCCTATTTTAGCATTTAAATCATTAACTGAGTTACCCATGTGTTCTATATTATTATCTAACTTATCCAACGAGTTACTAGAACGCAAAGCTACAAATCCTATCACACCAAAAAATAACCATTGAATAAGTTGATTATAATCTATCATTTTTGATCACCCTCAATAACTTTTCTATAGTTAGGGTCACGCTGTGATAAAACATAGTTGGCCGCAGCTAAAGAGTGACCACCTTTTTCAGCTGCTTTTTGCATGACTTGTGCATACTTAGAATTAGATGTTTTTTGAATGATGTCATCTTTGTTTTTTAGTGGTCCAGTTTCTGATACGGACTGGCTTTGTTGTGGTTTATCTTCACCCATTTGCGAAGCCATCTGAGTTACAAATTGATTGAAAACCTGAGGCTGATCTTTAGCTACTTTCATCCATTGAGGAGACTTAAGAAGAGTCTTTGATATTTTATCTAAAAGTAACGCTCCAGACTGAGCTCCATACTTTTCTAATCCCTTTTTGGCTAACAAAGCACCGCCAGTTGCCAACACGCCAGCCCCACCAGTTGCAACGCCAGCAAGAGTTCCAGCTAGTCCACCTCCAGCTAGTTCCCAGTCGGTTAAACCCATCAACTTATTTCCTTTCTCACGAGCTTGCTTGTTTTCAAGCAATTTTTCCATAGTTGATGTTTTAGAAAATAAATCTTTACCTTTTTGTAACTTATCTAAAAGACCTGGAGTTGCTATTTTACTAGCCCCTTGTTCAACAGCAGAATCTATTTCTTGGCTAACAACTTTATAAGCATCACGAGCCATTAATTCTTTTTCAGTTGGATTTAATGTGTTCTTCCAATTTGCTACACTTCCAAGATCTTGTTTTAATTGTTGAGCCTGTTGTAATCCAATTGGTTTATCTCCAAGCATTGAGATTGATTCTAAAGTGTTTTCTAGCTGTGATGTCTGACCTCTGTTAATTGGACTTCTATAAAAACCACCAATCTTGTCCTCAACTTTAACAGCTGTATCAAGTGGATTAAAAGTCGATGCTCCGGCGTCATCAATAGCAGAGTAAACCTCTCCCATTGCTTCGCCACCTTTTTTCTTTAAAGCCTCTGTTCTTGAAAGTAAATCATCAGTACTAGCAAACGGACTTAGTATTCCCTCATCTAGTGCAGATCTACCTGCTGCTTTTACTTTATCATATCCAATTGATTTAATAGTTCCACGCTCAGCACCTAATGCTCTTGCCGCTAAACCTTCTGCTGTATCAGCTAAAGCCTCAGGAGCTTTATTCATTAAATTAGTTCCACCTTGAAAAGCTCCACCTAAAACACCGCCCAAAGCAGCATTCTTTAATCTATCACTAACTCCAAGGCTATACTCACCTTTTACATTATCAACGTCCATAGCTGCACCTTGAAGCACGCCAATTCTGGCAGCATTTTCAAGTTTAGCCAAACCTGTAGCACCTTTGACAGCAGTCAGTGGAGCCGTTGCAATACCTGAAGCAATTGATCCTACAATATTTCCTGCCATGTATGCATTTGGATTTTCTTTTTTTAATTGTTTAGTTCTAGCTTCATATTTATCACGAGCAACAAGATAAGGGTCTGCTTCAACATCTTGACCAGTTAAAAATGAAGCAACTGGAAACGTAACTTGTTCTAAAGCGGCGGCTAATTCATTTCCATAATCTAGAGATGCTCCTTGACCAAGACCCTCAAGCCCAGCTTGTATTGGTCTAGATTCTGGTTTTACTTCCTCTACTATTGGTTTAGCTCTATCCTTCCAAGATTCTACAACTGGTTTGGCTCTATCTTTCCAGCTCATTATCTACCCGCCATGCTGCCGACTTCATTAAAGCCGTCTTTTTTTGCATCAGCTAGATCTTCTATCGGTATTTCTAGAGTTTCTTTACCGTTTGTAACTTTAACAGTTTTCGAAGGTTCAGAAAAAGATCTTCCATAATTCTGATCAATAACTCGCTGGTTTGACTTTATTGCGTCTTTAATCGACTGACTCGTAATTGTTGCCTGATCTTTAAAACCACTAAGATCTCTTCCAAACTGAATAGAGTTTGAGTTGGTCAAATTACCCATTGCAAACTCAAGCTTTGATCCCAATCTGTTTGCCTCATCGGTACCAATAGCATCAGCTCCTTCAGTTGAGTTTAAAGTTTTCAAGAGCTGTCGTCCCTGAGCCAGCTTTTGATCTTTTGAAAGGCTGTCCCAGTTTCCCATGACTGAGTCGATTTGATTTGCGATTGAAATCTTGCTTGCGTTTTTTTTGGCTAGTCCAGTGATAACTTCCTGTTTGTCTTGTGGTAGATTGTCAAACTTTGCTTTTTCACTGCTGTTCTTTGCGGTTGTCTTTTCACGTTCAAGATTGCGATTTAGATCATTTTCTTTTTCTTTAAACTTTTGCTCCATTAGCATTAATTGAATTTTATTTTGATTATCTATAGTAGATTTCATTTTTAATTCATTTAATGTTTTAGCCTCTCCTAGGTCTCTCTTAGCCTGAGCAAGTGTCATTCCTTCTGGTACTACCACGCCAAACTTAGCCATTTGTTCTTTATAATTTTTAAGCATTGGGTTATTAAGATCGTTTTCTTGATCTCTAATTTTACTTTTATCAGCGATGTCTTGCATAT